GAGGTAGTTCTGGATGATCGCCAATATCTCAATATCGTCCTCTGATGACAGCCCAAGGTAGGGCCTCGCCTTGATCTCGGACTCGTGCGCGCCACGGGTCACCCATTGCGTAAAGTTAGACTTGTTCTTCTTCACAAAGCGATTGCCTACCGATCCATCTTTACCCTGGCGAAAGTAGACCTGTTGCGACCTGGCCGCATGCTCAACCTTGCCGCCGAACTGGTGGATGGCGCCGTATGGCCGGTCAGTGCCGAAAGACAATTCATTGTTGCTGACGGTATGGCGCAGCGTGTCCTGGAGTGTGCCTTTATCACGCAGAATGCGGCCACCCTTTTTGCGCGCCAGAGTTGACGGTGCAAGTGGTGCCCAGGGCGAACCATCAGGAGCGACCTGCTGGCGAAAGCGGTCATTGGTAGACTGGTGCAGGTATTCGGCAATGTCGTTTAGTGGCGTGGTCAGATCGTCCAGTCGCTCGCTCAGTTCATCCAGGGCTTTGCCTACTGGACCTGTATCAATCGCGACCTCAAGCATTGAACCGGCCATAAGCTCCTCCTATTCCGGACGGCGATAAAGTTGCACGCCGAGGCGTAGCTGTTGCAGGTACTCGGGGCTGTCTGCCTCTGGCACGAAGGAACTGACACCAGCCCAGCCATCGTCGCCAACTTCGAACACTGCCAGAGCGGATGTTGGCTTGTCCTCGTTCTTGAAGCGGCGAAGATATCGGCGGCGCACTACGGCCTTGCTCTGACCTTCCAGCCATTCCAGGCGGACCCAGACCTCGTCGGGGGCTTTCAATGTGTCGGCCAGGAGAGGCAACTCCCGCGCAACGCCGGAACGCTTGATAAGCAACGGCCCCGTGGGCGTGTTGCTGAACATCCCCCGGCCGATCACCACGGCATCGCCAACCACGTCCTTGAACACTGCGGGGGCTGACTCTGTTGCGCCGAACTCGCCGAGGAATTCATCCAGATACTGTTGATCAGTTAGCCCTTCGGGTAGCACGCGGTTTGCCAGGACTGTCCGGGGCGACGGCATGGCGTCTGGTAGTCGGCGGTTTGGGAGGCCCGCTGTCGTGGCGCTGTATTTGGCACCTGGTACGGGCTGGGGCAATGGGTCGTAGGCCCGCAACGGTGGTACGGCTGAAGCCAGGCGCGACTGACCTGGTGCGTATTCAAAGCCGGGGTCAATGCCCTTGGGCACCCGCACTGTACGCGGACCATTGGGACTGTTCTTACCGACGACCCGGTCTTCCCACTCAATAGCGGGCGCGGGACCAATCGTCAGGCCCTGGCGCTCGATGTCCCTGGCCGAGGCCATGAACTTCTTGCACTTACAGCCCCAACCATTTTGCGGGGTGTGGGTCGACCACCATGGGTCATCCAAAGGCAGAGTGGTGCCGTTCCAAGCCAAGTGCATTGGGCGCGGGTGTGCGCTGTCGCCGTGGCGGTAGATGCCATAGGGACGGCGCTTGCGGAGTTCCGGGTCCGCCATGTGTGCTTCACGTCCGGCATTATAGGACTGGCGCAGGTTGGTTTCCCAAATGACATTAGTGCGCCAACCGCGCTCGCCCTGGTACTGCCATCCATGTTTGCCGATGACCTGGTCGAAGTCATTGCGGAACTGTTCCAGGGTTGTTCCGTTGGCGATGGACTTCTCGACTGCGCCACGCAAATCGGCGAGCAAATCCCGTTTCACTGCACCGGCAACGACAAAGGCATAGTCATGTTCGGCGGTGTATACATCCGTCCAAGCGCGGGATGGCAGATTGGTCTTGCCACGGAAGTAGTCGATCTGCTCTTTAAACGGCAGTGAACCATGTGAGACAGCCATCTTTGTTCCTTGATCGTTTAAGGGGCATAACGGATGATTGGGGTTCCACAATCCAAAGGAACTGAGACGATGAATTCAAAAGACCAAGAAGCTGTTGTTCAAGCTACAGGCAAGACAGCAGGTGATATTTCGCTAGCGTTACTTATCATTGTTCATGCTCTTAAGCAGCAACCCGGATTTGATAGCAGTGATTTCGACAGCCGAATTGAGCAAGCTTTGCAAAATACCGATCCAGAGAACTCGTTAACTGTCGGATTGTTGAAAGCTGCTTTGACTCCAAAGGTTTAAAGACCTCTCAGTATATCGTCACGCCCAGCCAGACTGGCTGCCGCCAGGCCATCAGCAATGGCATCCGCCAACTGGCTAGTGGTCATCGCAGGGTAGGTTTCAATCAGTCGATCCCGAAGCTCTTCCAGGCTATGAACAGTGTCGAGCAGTTCCTTGATCTGCTCGACCATGTCATCCAGGTACACCCCCACAGTTCGCTCCATCGTCCGCACCTGGTTATCCACGATATCCGGCACTACCACAGGTTTCGCGGGCGCCTGCTCTCTGTTGGCCGCTTGTGCCAACACCGGAGTAACAACGGGCGCAGCAATGCCCAGCAGCTTGGCACCAGCGGCCGGAGCTGGAATATTGAGCTTGTCGCGGACAACCGACTGCTCCACCTCCAGCCCAAGCGGCACCAGCTTTTCCAAGGCTTCGATCAGGATCTTGGCGTTTTCCGGCTTGGGTACGTCGAGGATCAGACGCGGATATGGGCGACCAGGTGCAAAGTTCAGATCGCACCAGGGGCGCACAAAATAACGGTTCAGCGTATTGGATTCGGCCTTGGCATCCGCTTGCAGCAGGTCCAGGCGCACCTCGTTATGGATCGTCGCCTGGGCCTGGCTGGAGCCGTCGTCGGTAGACATGGTTTGACCGACCACGGCCTTGCTGACCTGCTTATCCCACCATTCGGCCAAGCCCTTGAAGAAGTCCCCGGCGCCAGTCACGTTGGCCGCCTGGGTGAAGTCGATACGCATACTGTCCGGGATCACCGCCGCCGCGTCGCTGCCCAGGTTGGCAACCGCTGACATGAGCGTAGCGATATCGTCCTTACTGGCGCCAGGTCCGTAGCGACCTACGCGCATGGGCATACCGAAGATATCGGCGAAGCCCATCCAGTCCTTCCAGGTCCACGCCTTGCACATGTATCCCACGGCCGCCAGACGCGCCAAGCCACCCCGGATCGGTAGGCCCGAACGGATGCGCGGTAGGTGCACAACGAACTTGTACGGTGCCAAAGGAATGCCATCGACCATGTCGGTTTCATCCAGGAGCCGCAGCTCCCGGCCGGTATTGCGGTCGAACTGGAAGAAACGCTGGTCCCGTGGCTCAAAGCGCGAAGGGTTCCAGGTCTTGCCACTGCGGTCCCACATGATTTCGGAGACGGCATAGCCTTTGCCCATGGCGTCGGTCAGGTCGGCTTGCAGCTCGCCGAACTCGGGAGAGTCGACTATTTCCTTGAGCTGGTCGGCCCGGCGCACGTCTTCGGCATCGTCGCTAGCGGCTTCGATACGAATGGCGAGGCCGGACACAGCCAGCTTGCGGGTGCCTAACACCGAGGCGTAATGCAGATCCCGTTCTTCCATTTCCTCCGCAAGGGTCAGGTAGTCATGGGCGTTGCCCTCGGCAGCCGCCTGTAGGATGGCGGCAAGTCGACCAGGCGTCAGGCCGCTCGCGACCGACTGGTGCCAAACCTGGCGTATGCCGGTGGTGCGTGCTGCGGCCAACTCTTCGGTGAGTTTGTCGTACTGGATCGGTCGACCGTACTGGTCGACGATTTTGGATTCAGCCATTACCAAATGCCTTTTGTGGAGCGCCAACCGGCGCCGATCTGGATCTCGCGATCATGCTGGGACGCGGGCTGGACTCGGTGATACTCGATGATTTCCACTTCCTGGCGGGACGCGTAGTCGGCCAGTACTGCGGCGATACCGGCGTCGCCGTGGCGCTTGGGGCCGGACTTTTCGCCTTTCTCGTTGATGCGCTTTTCCGGGATACGGGCCACGCCCTTGATCATTCGGAAGGCGCGCACGTCGCTAACCACGTCCTTGTCGGCCGGGATGTCGTAGAAGGTGTTGTCTTCCAGGGCAGCCTTGAACGGTGGCATGTTGTCGCGATACCAGCCTTCGGTGAGCATCACCCGTTCAATGCGGTTGAAACCGAACTCGATGGCGGTGTCTTCCGACAATTGCGAGCCGTTGCCCCTGGCGTCGTCGGCGCCTTTGAGGAAGTTGGGTAAGCGACGAATGATGTAAAACTTAATCTGGAGTTGTTGCTTGAACGGAACGTTACGCAGCTCAACCACAAAGGGTGTGCGTTTGCGCAGGTTCTGCTCCTTGAGCAACGGCCAGATGACCGAGAGGTCGCCGGAGCGGGCGAAGTCCATGCCATAGAAGCTCTGAACGTCCAATGGGATGGCTGACAGCAGCGGGAGTAAATGTTCTTCGCACCACTCCAGGGATTCAGCCAGGCGCAGGTGTTCGGCGATGGTTTCGTAGCCCTGCGGGTAGGCCAGGCGCAGCACCGGCACATCGCGATTACTACGCTGCTCGACCAGGGCCATGCTCAGGAAGGCACCGCCGCCCTGGGAAGGTACGCAATCAAGCTCTTCATCGGCGGCGTCACCGTAGAAGCCATACACGTCCTGCACCCAGGCGAGTTCTTCTTCAAGCTTGTACTCAATGCCTTTACGCAAGCAGACACGCTTGTACAGACCATCGGCCACGGCTTCGCCAAAGGTGCAGCGGAACACTTCGCCATTGCGCTTGCCCGCCCGGATCTCATTGACCAGGTCGTTGAATGGGTTTTCCGTGCCGTCGTGGGTGCTGATCACATGGACCTCACCGCCCCAAATCAACAGCGCCATGGCTGCTTTTAGCAGCTCGGCCAGGTCGGCATGGAATGCAGCTTCGTCGATGACGACAACACCCTGACGGCCCCGCAGGTTGGACGGTCGGCTGGTCAGCGCGACAATGCGGTGGCCGCTGGGAAAAGCAATGGTGTAGGTCTTGATATGTTTGTCGGGGTCACTGTCGGGCCAGATGCCTTCTTCGATTTGCTCGGCGGCGTAGTTGTACGCCCGCGCCCACATGGCGCAAGCCTGGATGTATTCCACGGTCATGTCCTGGTTGTAGCCCAGGTAGTAGACCGTTTGACCGCCCGCTGATTTTTCGCTGGCAGCCACTAGTACGTTGTCTGCCGCTTCGGCCCAGGTGAGACCAATACGCCGGGACTTCTCGCCGACCTTGAGAGGGGCGCGGATACCGATCCACTCTTTCTGATAGTCGAGTAGGACCGCTGGGGCAACTAGGCTGGCTGTGCTGTCCAGGACAAGAGGTAGGCTCACGATGCCATCCCTAGGATCTCTCGCCGGATTTCATCGGCCGTCGACTGAGACATACCGCCTTTCTTAGCGATTTTTTCAACGCGGGCTGCTGCGGTCTCGACCTTTTCGCGCCATTCGGCTTGCCACTTTTTCTGTACCACAGATGCCTTGCCAAGCTCGGCCACCGCCTTTGCGACCTTGGGCAAGTCCATCTGGTCACCGTCGGTCATCAGCAGCTTGAACAGGTGTTCCTGCACCAGGCGCATCAACGCTTCGTTGACCGCGCCTTCTTCATCCGGTGCAGCCGCCACTACGGCACGCGCCTGCTCGCTTGCCATCTTCAACGCCGATAGCTTGGACTCAAAGTCCTGACCATAGCGATGTAGCGCTGACTTGCTGATCGAAAAACCACGGGTCGCCAGTTCTTCGGCCAGGGCTTCATAGTCACTAAAGTTGTTTTCGACCAGGGCCTTGTCGAACCAGGTTTTTACCGACTTAGGCAAACTGGCGACTTTGCTACGCGGGGGCATAGGGTCAGCTCCAGTATTTTTCTGGGCGGGCAATACCGGGGTTACAGTCGATGGTGTACTCGGCCACGTCGACGCCGTAGTGGGTCAAGCCGCAGATCCATACGCCGCTAGACTGTTTCTTCAAGGTCGCCAAACTGCGGTCGGCCAGGTAATCCAGTTCGCGCCGTAGTTCCAGGGTAGTGACGTCTGGAATGATTCCCTGGATGGCCGACAACACCAGGGCTTCGTGGGGATCAACCGGGCGCGCCGTGTTCAGGGTCAGGATGATGTACCAACGCAGCGATTCGCGGCGCACCTTGGCTGGATCGATGTTCATGGGCGTAGTCCTTTGAGTTGAACGTTTTCTAACTTGAGCGCCAGGCCATCTAGCTTGGATTCGATAATGGATTGGTTGCGTACCCAGTCTTCGCGACGGACGTAGTGCAAAGGCATATCGCCGCGCAGACGCTCCATACCGATCTCGACCTGGCGTAAGCGCTCACTGTCCTTGTCCACGATGGCGAAGCGTTGATCCAAGCGCCGCTCCATTTGCACCAGGAGCATTTTCATTACACCGGCAAAGGCGCCCAGGATGGTCACGGCAATACTGATCATCTGCCACACCGGCATTTCGAATGTCGCCATCAATGCGTTCTCCTTTCGCGATGGTTTTGGCACTGCGCGCAACGTTGCACGCCGGGGATGGCCTGGCGCCGATCTTCCGGGATCGGCAGGTCACAATCAGCCACCTGACAGAACTCGGCCGAAGGGCCTTCCAAAACTTCTTGCTGTGCCAAATGAGTCGCTAAAGCGCTTTCGTTGTGCAGGGCTTCCAGCACACTGGCGTAGTCACTTGCTTTCATTGCGGGTCCAATTGATCAGGTCTTTGAGCTGTGCCCGGCAGACTCCATACAGCTCGCCATTGCGTACCTGGTTGGTCAGGAGTTGTTCCTGGGTAACGCCTGAGTCGAGGTCGTCAGCGGTTCCGGTTCCGCTGGCAGGCGCAGAAGTTCGGCCGGAGCCGTTCGTGGTTGGCATTGCGGGATTGGGGGCGATACCGTTGGCGGTGTTCCACACGCGGACAAAGCCAACAGTGAAAACAGCAGCAGGTAGCGGCTCGGGCTGCGCGTTAAGGGCGCGGCGATAGAGTTTGGTAACACGGGCGATGTCTCCAGTGAGTCGGTCAGTGGTCTGGCGTAGGGTTTCTTTGCTGTCAGCAAGTTGGCTAGCCAGTTGATTGCCTTTGCGTTGTTCGGCACGCAATTGCTCCAGGGCTGCATCGGCGGCGAATTGCTTTTCCACGGCGTATTCTTGTCGCAAGACAGCAACGGCGGTTTCTCCCTCGGACTTACCCAGTCTGTAGCCTTCGTCTTTGCCGTCCTCCCGGTTCAAGTTGATGCCGTACACAACGGCGCCGATGACGGCCACGTACCAGAGCAGCGGTTTGACCAGGTCAAATAGACCTTTCATTGGCAGACTCCTTGGCCCCAGCCATCAGCGACATACAGGGCTTCCCAGCGCAACAGGATCAAGCGCGGGTACTGCCGGTTTTCCTTGAAGGCAGCGGCCGAGCGGCCGTTGTTGAACTGCTCGACGGAATCGAACCAGGTCAGCGGATCGGCCCCTTTGGCCGATGCCAACTTGCGGTCTTTGATCACCCAGCCCAGGCCGCCGTTGTAGGCAGAAAGGATCAGCGCCGCCTGTTCGCAGGGGCCACGCGCCCGGATGCGGCTCGCCAGCCAGCGGTCATAGCTGACAAGGGCTTGCATGGACCAAACTGGGTTATACGGTTCGACCTTGCCGAGGGCCTTGGGGAACAGTCCGGCAAGCCAGGTGGCGGTCGAGGGCATCACCTGGCCCAAGCCTTGCGCACCGACGGGCGACCTCGCGTCGAACTTCCAGCGGCTTTCCTGGTGGATCTGTGCGGCGAAGGTGGACACCGGGGCGTCAAGACCCCATTCAGCCTGGGCAATGCGGGTCAGGTCACGGCGGTAGCGGTCGGCCTGGTCTGGGATTTCGGCCTTGGCTGGTGGGC